ACTCTCCAGTGTGTCAGGGCTTGTTTGCTGCTGACAAACAGGGTTATACCCTCAAACGCGGGTATGGCATAGCGAAAAACATGGCAGGGGGGAGGGTGCGAGGGTGCCTATAGGGCTACCCCACCCTACCGGCACCCCCCAAGGGGCATATGGGACTCCGCGCGCCGACTACTACGTAGTAATATGCTCAACCAATCACATCGTTTTGAAAATTGACCCCCACCCCCTATATATTTTTCAAAGACTTACCCCCACCCCATGCATATAGCGCATACCCCCCGTCAGGAGTCCCAACCTCCTGCTTTACACACACCCCCTACATCCGTATAAGCAAGGTCTGCTTCCCTCAAACCGGACGCTGCACCTATGCCAGTAGTTAAGATCGAGCCTACCGACGAGCACCCTATCCCGTACTCAACGGATGACGAGACGTTGTCGAGCTTTGCCGAAGAGGTGACGGTCGCTGCCAACACTGCTGACCTGTTGGAGCAGCTAGGGGCCCCACTGGAAGTGGATGAAGAAACGCTGAAACGGGAAGCCGCGCTGTTTGATGACGCGCTCCGAACAAAGAACCCAACCTCACTGCGTACGCCGGTAGTAGCAATTGCTGCCCGGTCGTTCCTCCATGAGTACGGTCAGAGCTTGGCCATGGATGTGGCGCAGGTACGTACAGCACTTACCAATAAGCTGTTAGAGATAGCCAACTGTGGTGATACCAAGTTTGAGCTGAAGGCCATCGAGCTGCTGGGTAAGCATAGCGACGTCAACCTGTTCACCCAACGTAGTGAGATCAACATCAACTACAACAGTCCCGAGGCGCTTGAAAACGCCATCAAGGAACGGGTCAAGCGCCTGCTGAACGCCGACATTATTGACGTAACTCCGTTGGGTATGAACCTCGACGAAGAGCTGGGTATTGCCCTCTTAGACGACCCCGAAGACGGGGGAGACGATGAATAATATCTCGTTGAAAGATATACCTAAAATCTTACCTATGCTCCCAGTGCATGAGCAGGAGCGGTTGCTGGCTGAGCTGGAGAAGCTGTCCGAGCTGAAGAGCCGCAAGCTGTGCCAGCAGAAGTTTATGGCGTTTGTTAAGGAAGTCTGGCCGTCGTTCATTGGTGGTCGGCACCACGCCAAGATGGCGGACGCGTTCGAGCGCGTGGCTAACGGTGAGTGTAAGCGGCTCATTATCAATATGCCGCCCCGGCACACGAAGAGCGAGTTTGCCAGCTATCTGCTACCCGCTTGGTTCCTAGGTAAGTTCCCGCACAAGAAGATCATCCAGTGCTCACACACTGCTGAGTTGGCGGTGGGCTTCGGTCGTAAGGTACGCAACCTCGTCGATATCGACGCTTACAAGCATATTTTTCCTGATTTGACCCTTGCCTCCGACAGCAAAGCTGCCGGTCGCTGGAATACTTCGAAAGGGGGTGATTATTTCGCCATCGGTGTCGGCGGTGCCGTGACCGGTAAGGGTGCTGACGTCCTCATCATCGACGACCCGCACAGCGAGCAGGAAGCTGCGCTGGCGGAAGTGAACCCGGATATCTACGACAAGACCTACGAGTGGTATACTTCGGGTCCCCGTCAGCGTCTGCAACCGGGCGGGGCTATCGTCATCGTGATGACGCGGTGGTCGAAGCGAGACTTGACCGGGCAGATATTGAAAGACGCAGCTGCCAACGATAGCATCGGTGAGTGGGAAGTCATCGAGTTTCCCGCCATTCTCCCCAGTAGTAACCCGCTGTGGCCCGAGTTCTGGGAGCTTGAGGAACTGCTTAAGGTTAAGCGCGACGTGCCTAACAGCAAGTGGCAGGCGCAGTACCAGCAAAACCCAGTGTCCGAGTCCGCTGCTATCGTGAAGCGTGAGTGGTGGCAGATTTGGGATAGCGACGTCCCTCCCAAGTGCGACTTTCTCTTGCAGTGCTGGGATACGGCCTTCGAGAAGACGCAGCGAGCGGATTACTCAGCGCAAACCATGTGGGGTGTGTTCTACCGAGCTGACGATAACGGCATAGAGCAGGCTAACATCATCCTGCTTAACGCAGGGCGGGACCGCGTGGAGTTCCCTGTGCTGAAACAGTGGGCCATCGACGAGTATAAAGAGTGGGAACCGGACAGCGTCATCATCGAAAAGAAGGCGTCAGGAGCACCGCTCATCTACGAGATGCGCGCTATGGGCATACCCGTGCAGGAGTTTACCCCGACAAGGGGTAACGACAAGATCAGCCGCCTCAACTCTGTTGCGGATATCTTCGCATCTGGAAGGGTCTGGGCCCCCGCCGCTCGTTGGGCTGAAGAAGTCATCGACGAAGTGGCTGAGTTCCCTGCGGGTAGCCACGATGACTATGTGGATACGGTGTCAATGGCAATGCACAGGTTCCGGCGTGGAGGTTATATATCTACTATGCTAGACGCAGAAGACGAACCGCTATATTTTAAAAGCCGTAGGCACCAAGGATACTACTGATGGCCGTCGATAAAGCTCTTAATCAGGCCCCGCTGGGGATGGACAGCTCACTTGCCTCCGGCATGATGCGGGGTGTGAACGTCCCGGATGAGGATATTGAGATCGAGATTGAAGCCTCGGACGAAGATGGCGAAGAGGTCAAAGTTGAAGCCGACGAGGACGACGAGTTCAACGAGAACTTGGCCGAAATCCTTGATGATGGGCAGCTTACAGAGCTTGCAGGCGACCTGATCGGTGACTTTGAGGAGGATATCTCCAGCCGCAAGGACTGGATGCAGACTTACGTCGACGGTCTGGACCTGCTTGGGATGAAAATCGACGACCGGACCGAGCCTTGGCCCGGTGCTTGCGGTATCTACCACCCGATGTTGGCGGAAGCTCTGGTCAAGTTCCAAGCTGAGACCATGATGGAGACGTTCCCCGCTGCGGGGCCGGTGAAAACCGAGATTATTGGTAAGGAAACGTCTGAAAAGAAGGACGCTGCGCGGCGCGTCCAAGACGATATGAACTACCAGTTGACCGATGTGATGGTCGAGTACCGTCCCGAGCATGAGCGGATGCTGTGGGGTCTGGGTATTGCAGGTAACGCGTTCAAAAAAGTGTACTTTGACCCTTCATTGGGTCGTCAAGCCGCGATGTACGTGCCCGCCGAGGACGTTGTCGTACCTTATGGCGCGTCCAGCTTGGAAGTTTCTGGGCGCGTCACCCATGTGATGCGGAAAACCCCGAACGAGATGGCCAAACTGCAGGCCGCTGGGTTTTACCGTGATGTCGAGCTTGCAGACCCCGTCGATAGCCTTGATGAGATCGAGAAAGCCATTGCCGAGAAGATGGGTTTCCGCGCGTCGACCGATGATCGGTACAAACTGCTCGAAATGCAGGTTGATTTGGTCCTGCCTGATGACAAGTTTGCCGAGGACGAGTCTGAAGACGAGATTGCTGTTCCGTACATCGTCACTATTGAAAAGGGTACGAGTACAATCCTCGCTATCCGCCGAAATTGGGACCCCGATGACAAACTCAAGAAAAAGCGCAACCACTTCGTCCATTACGCATACATTCCGGGATTTGGCTTCTACGCTTTTGGCCTTATCCACCTTATTGGTGCTTTTGCTAAATCTGGTACCAGTCTTATTCGCCAGCTCGTTGATGCTGGTACTCTGTCAAATCTACCGGGTGGGTTTAAAACTAAGGGTCTTCGCGTAAAAGGTGACGACACGCCCATCGCTCCGGCTGAGTGGCGTGACGTCGATGTGGCGTCAGGTACGATGCGCGACAACATCATGCCGCTGCCGTACAAAGAGCCAAGCCAAGTTCTCTATAGCCTTCTGGGTACTATCGTAGAAGAAGGCCGTCGCTTCGCTGGCGCTGCTGACATGAAGATCAGCGATATGTCGGCCAATGCCCCGGTGGGTACGACGCTGGCTATCCTTGAGCGTACGCTCAAGACGATGTCGGCTGTTCAGGCGCGCATCCACTACTCGATGAAGCAGGAGTTCAAGCTCCTCAAGGGCATCATCCGCGATTATACGCCAGCGACGTATAGCTACGAGCCGGAAGAAGGTGGTCGTCGGGCCAAGCAGGCCGACTATGACATGGTGTATGTCATCCCCGTGTCGGACCCCAACGCCGCCACTATGGCGCAGAAGATCGTGCAGTACCAAGCTGTGCTGCAGTTGGCGCAGGGTGCCCCGCAGATTTACGACATGCCATACCTGCATCGCCAGATGCTGGACGTGCTGGGTATCAAGAACGCTCAGAAGCTCGTCCCGCTGAAGGACGACGAGGATATGAAGCCGCGTGATCCTGTGTCCGAAAACATGGACGTAATCAACGGGAAGCCAGTTAAGGCGTTCATTTATCAGGATCATGAGGCTCACATTACGGTTCACATGGCCGCGATGCAGGACCCCAAGATGAGCCAGTTGATGGGTCAGAACCCCAACGCACAGATGATGCAGGCTGCCATGCAGGCGCACATTAATGAGCATCTGGCGTTCTCGTACCGCAAGCAGATCGAAGAGCAGGCAGGTGTCCCCATGCCGCCGCCCAACGCAGAGATGTCGCCCGACATTGAGCTTCAGGTCTCGCGTCTGGCCGCCGCAGCGGCCCAGCAGCTCCTGAAGAAGAACCAAGCCGAAGCTCAGCAGCAGCAGAACCAGCAGATGCAGCAGGACCCCATCGTCCAGATGCAGATGCAGGAGCTTGAGATCAAGAAGGGTGAGCTTGAGATCAAGCGGCAGAAGATGGCTGTTGATGCCATGGAGAAGAACGACCGCCTTGAGCTGGAAGAGAAGCGCATCAGGGCTCAGGCCGAGATCGCAGGGATGCAGGTTGGTGCCAAAATGGCGACCGACAAGGCCAATATGTCGGCTCAGCAGCAAGAAGCGGGGCTTCGGATGGGCATCGAGGTGGCGCGCAGCCAGATGGAGAGTATGCGCCGCCCAAGTGTAACTCAGAACAACAACACTCCCCAAGAGCAAACTGAGGAATAACAATGAGTATTGACCTACTAAAGTACCTCTCAAACAAGGTACAAGAAGAACTTAAGATCATTGAGTCGGACACGGCCATGGGTAAGGCCAAAGACTTCAGTGATTATAAGTACGCTTGCGGCATCTATCGCGGTTTGCTGACGGCGAATAACATCCTCTTGGAAACCGCGCAACGAATGGAACAGAACGATGACTGAGATTATTGGCGCGGCCAAACCCGCGCTTGTTAACCTCCACGGCAAGCCTATTGTTAAAACCCCCGCAGAACCGGAAGTTCCGGTCGCAGATCGGGCCACGCAGCTTCCCGACCCCTCTGGTTACCGCATCCTGTGCGCTATCCCTGAAGTAGAAGACAAAACCGCTGGTGGCCTGTTCAAAGCCGACGAGACCAAGAAGTTTGAGGAGCTTACCACGCCGGTACTGTTCGTCGTCAAGCTTGGTCCTGATGCTTATGCAGACGAGCGCAAGTTCCCGTCCGGTGCTTGGTGCAAGGAAGGCGACTTCATCCTCACGCGCCCCCATGCGGGTAGCCGTGTGAAAATTCATGGCCGCGAGTTCCGCCTCATCAACGATGACTCGGTCGAAGCGGTTGTTGAAGACCCCCGTGGGATCGCTCGCGGGTAAAAACGGGCAACCGTACAAAGGAGAAGCAGTATGGCTACCAAGCCTGATGACGACGACATCCAGTGGGAAGTCGAGGACGACGCAGACAAGCCGAGCATTGAGGTTGAAGACGATACCCCGGAGGCCGACCGAGGTCGTGCGCCTATGCCGGAGGAGATCGTCAAGGAACTGGAGGCTGACGAACTCGAAGAGTACTCCGACAAGGTCAAAACCCGCCTCAAGCAGATGAAGAAGGTCTGGCACGATGAGCGCCGCGAGAAAGAGCGGTATCAGCGTGAGAACAACGAGGCTCTTGCCGCTGCTCGCGCAGCGCTAGAAGAGAAC